AACACATTGGGGTACAAAGAACTGTGAGTTGGCTGAGATTAGCCCTGACTTCACACCACAAGAGAAAGCTGATTGCAGAATAGCGAGGAAGAAATGAACCCAAAAGAACTTATGAGTTTAGAAAATCCATTTGGTTTAGCACCAATTAAAGGCGAGGGTATGCTTGTTGACCCTGATATGGTTACGTTCCAATGTGATTGTGAAAAATGCCAAGAAGGTTATCGTAAATGGAAAGCTGATTACTTAGCAGAACAAAAGGAAGCAATAAAAAATGACTGCAAATGAACTAGCAGATTTAAATGAATGGTCTTGTTGTGCTCATAGTAAACAAGTTTCTGCCATGCTACGTCAACAAGCCCAAGATATAGCAATGCTTAAACAAATCATTGATGCAAACAATTTACAGTCAGATATTGGACAGTTTAAGAAAGCGAGTGAGAAATGATACTAACATGGGCTGAACGATGCGAAAAGTTTGATGATGGCGAGATTGTCACCAATAGAAAGATTCAAGAAGTCATGCAAGAAGAGATTGATGAACTGCGTAAAGAACTAGCACTACAAAGACTATCTGATATCAGTCAAGAGATTGAAAATGAACCTGTAGCGTGGATGGTAGATGGTGTGCTTTTTACCAGTTTAGGTGCTGCATTAAACATATCTTTTGATATTGAACAGCCTTGTATTCCACTTTACATTCGCCCTGACGAAGACCGAGACTCTGCCATACACGCAACAGGTTATTGGAAAGGTATTGAGTATAAAAGAATGCGTGAACTTACTGATGAGGAAATAGACGAAGTTTGGGTTGAAACTTGTTCGGATTTTAAGTTAATTGAAAATGGCAAAACAAAAGGTGTTATTAATATCTATGACGTATCAAGAGCAATACTAAAGAAAGCGAGTGAGAAATGATATTTACATTTGCAAAAGAGGGTGATGGTACAACAATGGAAGATAACCAGCCCAACGTTGGTATGGAGTTTGAGGCTGTAAAGTTGGATGAAATTGTGGCTAACTTTGAAGACTTCTTGCGTGGTTGTGGGTTTGACTTGGTTGGTGGACACCTAGAATTTGTGAAAGATGAAGAATAATATATTGGGTGAAAATGGGTAAAAGAATGGGTAATTTGCCTAGCAGTAATGATTCATAAAGTGAGCGTTAAGTTAGTTATGGATTAGTTTATGAGTCATTCGGTATTCTTGAATTTTGGGTATTTGTGCATTATGGGTAACATTTTGTGGTTTATTTTTTAACTTATAGGTAGCAATTTAAACAGGAGAAAGTATGAGCGCATGGAAATTAGCAAATGATATTGAAGAAGTTAGTTTTAGACTTGAGTCTATTAAGTCAATGATTGAGATAATTGCAGAAGGTATTAACGACCATCATAGTAATGCATTGTGGGGTTGTACTGATTCACTTGGTATATACATAGAAAAACTTGAAAAACTAGCGAACGATGCAATGGATATAAGTAGGGCTGAAAAACTTGTTGTCAAAAAAACAACGAAAGGAAAGAAAAAATGACTGAATTTGAAGATGAAGTAATCCGTTTACTAAAAGAAATAATTGAATTACTAAAAGCACAACAAGGCGCAGGCTCAAACAAATGCAGATAATTGATAACAAGGCGCTACTGTTACGAACACGTAGCCCAAATAAATATAGCATTATTCCACGCAGTAAAGTGGTAAGCGAAGATAACGGTGTGTTTGAAGTTGCTGTGTATTGGGGGTTAGATGAAGTGCGTGTGCTACGCAACCTAGGGGTTAAGAATCCACCATCACCGATTACTGTTAAATACGGGTTTCCCGGTCTTTATAAACCATTCGCCCATCAGATTGATACGGCATCTTTCTTGACAATGCATCGTAGAGCATTCGTTTTCAATGACCCCGGAACCGGCAAAACATTTTCGGCGCTATGGGCGGCTGATTATTTAATGAAACTCAAACACGTAAGACGTTGCCTTATTTTGTGCCCTCTATCTATCATGCACGATGCTTGGGTTAGTAGTGTTGGCAAGAGTGTTATTCATAGGTCAGTCATAGCCGCACACCACTCTAAGGCATCACGACGTATTGAGATGATACAAGGCGACTATGAGTTTGTGGTTGTTAATTATGAAGGATTAGATTTAATTGCTAGCGAAATAGTTAATGACGGCAGGTTTGACTTGGTCATAGTAGATGAAGCAAACGCATATAAAAACTCTTCGACTAAACGATGGAAGTCGCTCAATAAAATACTGAAGCCTGACACAATGCTATGGATGATGACGGGAACACCTGCGGCGCAGTCGCCTGTGGATGCATACGGCTTAGCTAAATTAGTTAACCCAACCGGTGTGCCTAAGTTTGCTACTGCTTGGCGTGATAAGGTGATGAACAAACTAACAAAGTTTAAGTGGATACCGAAGGCTAACGCACAACAAGATGTGTACAACGCCCTACAACCTGCAATACGTTACACCAAAGAAGAATGTACAGACCTACCACCTGTGTTAACTGAGACACGCCACGTACCACTAACACCGCAACAAGTTAAATACTACAGGATGCTCAAAGACCGCATGCTAGTGCAGACGTCAGGTGAAACAATTACGGCAGTAAACGCCGCCGTAGGCGTTAGTAAGTTGCTACAAATAAGCGCAGGTGCGGCGTATACAGATAACCATGAGGTAGTAGAATTTGATTGCACACCAAGACTTAATGTCTTACACGAAGTGCTTGAAGAGACGAGCCGTAAAGTAATTGTGTTCGCACCGTTCAGACATAGCATCGAAACAATTCAAGCGCACTTACAGAAACATAATATTGCAAGCGAGGTGATACACGGTGACATATCAGTAAACAAACGCACCGATATATTTAAACGCTTTCAATCAACAGACACACCAAGAGTATTAGTGATTCAGCCACAAGCCGCATCACATGGTGTAACACTAACTGCGGCAGACACCGTTATCTTTTATGGTCCGGTAATGTCCGTGGAGACGTACTTGCAATGTATTGCTAGAGCAGATAGGATTGGTCAGACATCGACTAATGTAACCGTGATACACTTACAAGGTAGTGAGATTGAAAAGAAAATGTTTGACCGGCTAGAGAAACGTGTTGAAGGACATGACCTCTTGCTAAGCCTATATAGGGAGGAAATAAGTTCCTAGGAAAAACCCTATATCGGGTTGAACACCCAACTTTCATGATGTATAATATTTTACAAAGGATAATAAAATGAACGAAGAAAACGAAGTGATACCGCTAGATAAACTAGCAAAGGTATATCGCAGGATATACATCAAAGTTCAAGAGTTGACTAAGGATTACGAGAGTCAAATTGAAGAACTAAAAGCAAAGCAAGACGAGATTAAGAATGCCATGAAAGACCAAATGATGGCGCTTGGTACTTCATCTGTGAGAACAGACGAGGGAACTATAATCCTGTCACAAAAAACACGCTACTACACAGACGATTGGGATTCATTCAAGACGTTTGCGATAGAGCATGATGCATTAGATTTGTTTGAGAAGCGCATAGCGCAGAAGAATATGTCTATGTTTTTAGAAGAGAACCCCGGTGTAGTACCCGCCGGTTTAAACTCGATGTCCGAGTATGCAGTAACAGTACGTAAACCAACTAAATGAGGAGTAGTACAATGGGCGAATTAGCCAACTTTAATCCTGCCAAAACCCCAGCATTTGCAAAAAAGGGGGAATTATCAACACTAGCCAAGAGCCTTGCAGGGGGCGGAGTAGGTGGCAACGGTGGTAAACGTATTTCCATTAAAGGCGGTGTATTCCGTTTGATGGCAGACGGTAAAGAAATTACATCTATTGACGACCGTCATCTTGATGTTGTGATTGTTAATGCCGCACCTAAAATCAGCCGTACATTCTACGCAGGACAATACGTTGAGGGTGAAAACAAAGCCCCTGATTGTTGGTCTGCTGATGGTGATAAGCCTGATGCCGGTATTGAGGAGCCACAAGCAAATGACTGCGCATCATGCCCACAAAACATAAAGGGGTCTGGTCAAGGGGAGTCGAAGGCTTGCAGGTTTTCACAACGACTTGCTGTAGTATTAGCCAACGATGTACAGGGTGATATTATGCAGTTAACCCTTGCGGCTACATCCATCTTCGGTAAAGAAGAAGGTGATAAGCGCCCACTACAAGCATATGCTCGTTACTTAGCCGCACAGAGCATTAACCCTGAGACATTAGTAACACGGTTACGCTTCGATACTAAGGCGGCAGTACCCAAGTTGTTTTTCCAACCTGTACGTTGGTTAGAAGATGACGAGTATGAGATTGCCGTAGCTAAAGGGGCTTCCCTTGAGGCGAAGAACGCAGTTACAATGACTGTCTCTAAACCTGTTGATAAGCCACCTATGCTTGAAGGTAAAAAGCCTAGCTTAGCTAAAGCAAAACCGGTTGTTGAGGAAGAAGTCGAAGAGGTGGATGAGCCTGAGAAGCGCAAACCTGCCGTTAAAACAACTGCTGTTCCACAGAAGAAAGCTAGTAACTTAGCCGCTACTGTTGAAGAGTGGGACGACGAGTAATTAGTTACGGGGGAAAGCGTGTAACAAGTCGGCTCGGCGACTCTAAATAGCCTGTAACCTTAAATAGTTAATAGGAACGTTAGTACCCCACCCAACAACGGAAAATAACATGGCTTATTCAGATACAATAAAACAAACAACGAAGGTAGCACCCAAGACGCTAGGTAATCAACTAGGGCGGTGGGCTATCAGTTTAGATTTCCCAGTAATAGAGATTTCAAAATACACAGGCGCAACAAGACAAACGGTATACAACTGGTTTAGTGGAAGGGCTGTCACGCCTGCATACAGAACGAGCGTTCAGTCTTTGTTGAACATCTTACAATCTAGCGGTACAGTCGAAGAGGCAATGAGAAAATGCATAAAGAACAAGTAACACAAATAAATCCAAGAACCCTGACAGATAAAGAACTCATTCGTTTTGCCGAAGACTACGCTAACAACGGAGGGCTAAACAAAGAGTACCAAAAAGAATTAATCCAACGGTTAAGCGCTAGAGTAAATTACTAAACTTGAAAGGTTCACATGAAGTCGCAAGAATTTCTAGCGACTGTGTTACCAACTTCAGGGGTTTATTGCGCCGTTGAAATTAGCACAGTTAAAAAAGAGCATGTCTTCGTCAATACGATTGACGAGTTGTATGACGCCGCTATGGCGTTTGATGCGAAGGGCTATAACTCATACTATGCGCTTGCCACGTTTAATGATAAAGGTAGACGGTTAACTGAGAACGCAGTAAAAATCAAGTCGTTGTTTTTAGATATTGATTGTGGAGCAGGTAAAGATTATCCAACTAAGGCAGAAGCCGCCGATGCATTGGATACGTTTTTATCTACCACAGCGTTAGCAGAACTAGGTACACCTTGGATTGTTTCTAGTGGTGGGGGCTTGCATGTGTATTGGCCTTTTACAGAAGAAGTTGATATATCTGTTTGGAAACCTGTTGCAGAGAATCTAAAACGTCTTTGTATTAAAGAAGGCTTTAAGATTGACGCAATGGTTACAGGCGATGCGGTCAGAATACTACGTGTTCCTGACACAAGTAATTACAAGCAAGAGAAGCCACGCAAAGTCAAGATTATGGTTGAGGCTAGTCCAAAGACTTTTGATTTTGGAACAGTAGAAAAAGCCCTTAAAGAAAGAATGAATGGCTCAGCATATGAGCTAGTCATGCCGTCTCTTATAGCAGGCAAACGCCCAAAAGCAATACCCAACGCCAATAGCGTTAAGTTAATAGAGAACAGCTTTACATTGTTTTCTACTATCGGGGATAAGTGTGGGCAAATTAACTACTACAAAGAGTACGCAAGCAAAGATGGCATGGAGCCTTTATGGCGTGGCATCCTCAGCATAGCTAAGCATTGTGAAGATGGTGAAGAAGAGGGGTTAGCCTTGTCAGCAATGCATCCATATGAACCCGAACGGCATATACAGAAATGGCACGCCATAAAAGGTCCGTATGCGTGCGTTAAATTAGACGAAACTAATCCGGGTGTGTGCGAGCAGTGCCCACACTTTGGCAAGATAACTAACCCACTAGCGCTAGGTCGTGAGATAAAGACTACGAGTGAAGCAAGTGAGATTATCGTAGAGATGGAATCGGCAGAAACACACGCCGATCAGATTGTAATATCTAGACCCACACCACCAAAAGGATACGCTTACGGTAATAACGGCGGTATCTTTATGGATAAAATGCTTGAAGACGAGGATGGTAAGAAGGCA